CGGGGGTATGGTGATGACCAACACCTTTGCATATGTCTCTACAGACCCCAATGCTCTCTTGGCTATACCGGACACGATAGGCTTGGAAAACAACAGCTATCTGGCGAAGACGGCGAAAGAGGCGGGAATAATTGTCTGTGCCTGGGGGTACTTCCCGAGGCACATAGCTCGACAAACGGAGGTCCTTAATATGCTGAGATCAATACACCCGGTTTATCATCTCGGATTGACAAAAGAAGGTTGGCCGAGGCATCCGCTTTATCTCAAAAAGGACGTCCAACCGCAAGAATGGAGGACCGAGCAAGGGCAGCATGGAGCAAAGGACTGTTCAAGGTTCAAGGTTCGATGTTCAAGGTTCGGGAAAAAGGACGGTTTCAACGTTGAACATCGAACGTTGAACTGCTCTCTGGAGGAAACGATGGAAGACCTCATGCGGAAGGTAGACGAGTTGATAGCCGAGTGCAAAAGCGAAACTGAGGACCCTGAACCTTTAATCCTTGGCGCCCTTCTCTGTCTTTTTAGGGGGGCATTCAAGAACGGGCAGCTCGACAGCCTCCTTCGCAAAATACAGATCACCGAATTGGCCCTGAAAATAGAACTGCGTCTTGAGACCGCCCGCCGCGCCAGGGAAGCGGCAGGGAGAAACTGAGAAAGATGATAAGCCCTTTCGCCGGCCACCTCAATCCCCGCGTCTGCCGTACCTGCCACGGCGAGATAGGCATGCTCGGGGTGCTCGGCTGCAAGTGCGCAGGCAACGTGCAGGCGGTCCTGGAACGGGAGAAGGCGGAAAAGCAAAGGAAGGCTCACCGCGACTGGCGGAAGTCCCACCCGAGGGTGCCGAAGACCATCCCCTGCGGGAAGTGCGGAAAGCCGTTCGAGAAGCGCACCAGGAGCAACCTGTGCGCGCCGTGCAGGAAGGCCGGCGCGGCGGAGTACCTACGGGACTGGGCGACCAAGGCGTACCAGAAGAAGGTTGCGGCCGCGGGCAGGCAGTACCGGCCCTACGGCCCCCGGAAGCAAAAGGAGGCAGAGCAAGCCGAATGAAAACCACCGACGTAGATCAGGACGTTCTTTCCATTCTGGACCGCCAGGTCGAGATAGGCTGTGTTTCCGGGCACAACTTTGTAAAGCTCACCAGCGGTCAGCTCGATCGGAAAATGTACTTGAAGGTCGATGCGGTCCTGGAAGCGATAGGCGGCAGATGGGACCGCAAGGCGGCAGCGCACCTTTTTCCGGAAGATCCCGCTCCGCTCATCGAGAATGTTCTTCTCACCGGGACGGTTGCCCGGCCGTCCAAGAACGGCTATTTCCCGACGCCTAAGCACATCGTCATGAAGCTGATAGAACTGGCGGAAATAAAGCCCTTTATGCTTTGCCTGGAGCCCTCCGCCGGACAGGGGGCAATCTCAGACGTACTATACGCTATTATGCATTGCAATGTGCATATGGTAGAGCTGCTTCCCGCGAATAGGGAGATTTTGGTGAGGACACACTATGGAGTGCTTATGGATGAGCCGGATTTTATGCAATTCAACCGGGACCGAGATCGGCTTTATGATCGCGTGGTAATGAACCCCCCATTCGAGAACCAACAGGATATTGACCACGTGAGGCATGCCTTTGAGATGCTGCGACCCGGCGGCATCCTTGTCTCCGTTATGTCGAAGGGCATAACATTCCGGCAGAGGAAGAAGACAAGAGGCCGCCCGCGGGACCGCGAAACACGCCTCGGAGGAGTGTCGACCCGAGGTTGTAAACGCCATGTATGACTACTGGCCAAAGGGCATCGTAAGCTGGTCCGTCGGCAAGGTCCAATACCTCTCTGTCGTTTTTACCTGGGACCTCCCGGAGGCGAAGGCTGTCGCCGAGGCCTCGAAGAAGAAGGTCGTCGCCGGCGGACCGGCCGTGGCGCTCATGGACGGATACCTCGCGGGGGTCGCGAAGATCGGCGAGGATCTGCCGTATCCCGTCCTGCCCTTTCACAACCCCGCCGCCGTCTTCACGTCGCGCGGCTGCCCTAACGCCTGCGAGTTCTGCGCCGTCCCGAGGACGGAAGGGCCTTTCAGGGAGCTGGCCGCCTGGGAGCCTAAGCCCCTCGTCTGCGACAACAATATCCTCGCATCGAGCAAGAGGCACTTCGGGAAGGTCATCGACAGCCTGAAACCGCTTCCCTTCGTCGACTTTAACCAGGGCCTCGACGCGCGTCTCTTCCGGCCCCGGCACGCATCGCGGCTCGCCGAGCTGAAAGCCGTCAAGGTGCGGTTCGCCTTCGACCATCGCGCCGGCGAAACGGTCCTCGTCGACGCCGTCCGCCTCGCGAGGAGCCGCGGCCTCAAGGACATAAGCGTCTACGTCCTTGTCGGCTATAAGGACACGCCGGCGGACGCCCGCGCACGGCTGGAGCTCGTCAAGTCGCTCGGCATCCGCCCCTGGCCCATGCGCTACAGGCCCCTCGATTGCCTCCACAAGAACGAGCACGTCCCCGAGGGATGGGAGAAAAAAGAGCTTCAGGACCTGGTGGCCTACAATTCGAGGCTGCAGTACATGGAGCATATCCCGTACGAACGCTACAGGCAGCTAAGACACGGCAGAAATCTGACCATTCGCCAGGGAGATTTTGTATGGGCCGATGAGGCCGGACGCTTGAAGAGTACGAGCATCGCCTTGGGAGAGACTGAATAATGATGGAGATCGCGGCCGGAGAAAATTTCGATGGATTTCGCGTTGCTTTTCGAAGGGGCTCACCGGAGCGTACTCTTTGTGTACGTGAGGACGTAGCCCCGAGGAAACGACGTGAAAGGCGCGAAATTAACCCGGCCGCACCCCGCGCGGGAGGCGCCCGTTGACCGACTACGAACAGATCAAGGAGCGCCTCGACATCGTGCAGGTCATCTGCGGCCAAACGGGCCTGAAGATGAAAAAGCACCATCTGGAGGAATGCCCCTTTTGCCATGGCCACGATTGCTTCAGCATCGACGCCGCGAAGGGCGTCTACAAGTGCTTCCAGTGCCCGGCCGAGGGCGATGTCTTCACGTTTCTGGAGGCGTACCACGGCACGGACAAGGCGGAGGCCCTGAAAATGGCGGCCGGGCTTGCCGGCGTCTCCCTCCCGGAGAGGCGCCCGCGCGAGCTGCGCCTGACCGCCAGGGAGCGCATTTTCCTCGAGGCGGCCGACTTCTATGCAAGCCGGGCGTTCGAGGACGGCGGCATGGATTACCTGGTGCGCGCCCGTGGCCACAAAGAAGACGTCCTGCGCCGCATGAGGGTCGGCTGGACGGGAGACGGGGGCCTCGTAGACCACCTGCGGGCCAAGGGGTTCAGCGAGGGCGATATCAAGCTGTCCGGCCTGGCAAAGGAGCGGACCGACAACGGCATGCCCCACCTGGTCGATTTCTTCGTCAAGGGCCTGGCCGTCTTCCCGCATTTCGACGACGCCCGCGTGCTCCACTTCACCATCAAGGACCCCGCGAAGCGCTACAAGTACCAGCTCCCGAACGAGGCGCGCCTGAAGGACTGGAGGTTCTACAACCAGGGCGCCCTTTCGAAGTTCAACGAGGTGATAGTCGTCGAGGGCGAAAACGACCTTTTGAGCGTGCTCGATTCCGGCGCCCAGCACGTCATCGGCCTGATAGGGCAGCCCGCCGAGTACCAGTTGAAGGCCCTGAAGGCGAAAGGCGCCGGCAAGCACCTTTACCTCTGGCTCGACAACGACGAGGGCGGCCGGGGCTTCGTCCGCAAGATCTGCACGGAGCTGAAGGACGCGAAATACAACGTGCGGGTCTTCGTCTATCCCACGGAGGCGAAAGACCCGGACTCCTATCTTCAGAACCACTTCGAGGGCGACCGCCGCCGCGAGATAAAGCGCCTCCAGGAAGGGGCCGTCGACTACCTCACGTGGGAAATATCGGAGATCCGCAGGGAGGAGACGCTCGAGGTACGACTAAAGGCACTGAAAGACCGGGGAATATTTCGCGCCGTGGCGGGCATGGTGGAAGCCGAGAAGCTCGTCTACACGGAAAAGATCGAGGCGCTGGGCTTCACGGAAAAGGCGATCGAGGAGCAGCTCGAGCTCGACCGCGAGCTCCTGATGGAACTGACCCAGTACCAGGAAGGCCTCCAGAACAAGAAAGACGCGGACCCGAACCGCATCGTGGACATCATCTTCAAGCACCTAAATGCGGCCGGCCGCTTTTTCCGGGACCGCGAGGGCAAGGTCTACCTGCTCTACCAGCACCACATATACGATATCGGTAATAACAGGCCTTTCAACGCGCTCATGAAGCGGTCGACGCGCCTCCTGCCGACGAAGGAGCCTGGCCGGTCCGTCTGGGAGTCGCTTGCGAGCGAGGCGTACAACTCGGGCAAGCGGATAGACCTCGCCAGTTGGCTCTACACCGACCGGGGCACGGACACGATCTACATCAACCTCAATTCGGCCAATAACGTCATCCTGAAGATATCGAAGGGCCCTGCGATCGAGGAGATACCGAACGGCCTCAACGAAGAGGGCGTGTTGCTGCGGTCCTCCAGGAAGATCCTGCCGATGAACTACCTGCCCGACGCGGACGTCCGGGAGGGGATGCGGTACCTCAAGGAGTTGGTCTTCGACAACCTGACGTGCGAGAAAGAGCAGCGGTACCTGATCCTGTGCTGGCTCATGGCGGCGTTCCTGATCGACTTCGCGCCGTACCAGGCGAATATGAAATTTTCGGGAGCCACCGCCAGCGGTAAGACGACGGCGGCGAAGTTCCTGAGCCTGCTCATTTATGGGAAAGAGCACCTCGTAGACCCGACGGCTTCCGCCGCTTACTCGACGGCCAGCCAAAACCCCCTATTAATCATGGAGAACCTGGAGACCCAGGACTTAACGAAGAACAAGCAGCAGTTCCTACTGCATAGCGCGACGAGGGGCGGCAAGGAGAAGAGGACTCAGGGGACGGAGACGGACACGACGGAAGAACAGCCCAAGTCGCTCGTTCTGATCACGGCCATCGACCCATTGGAACGTGCCGAACTGATCAATCGGACCTATGACATCGAGTTCAGCGCCAAGTTTAAAACCGATGACTTTGTCGAGGACGAGGTCATCCGGGAGCTCGTGAAGAAGCGCGACCTTATCCTGTCCGCGATCCTGAAGTTCCTGCAGAAAAAGGTACTGGATCGTCTCGCGCGGCGCAAGGACTATATCACCGTGCTCAAGAAGGAATACCGGGGGCACGCGAAGGACCGCACCGACGAGTTCCTGGCGCTCCTGATGCTGATGGTGGAACGCCTGGTGAGGCATATTCCCTATTACGGCGAGGACCATCCCTATTACGGGATGGAGGACGAGTACGGATGGGGCGACGGCGAGATCCGGAAGGCCTGGATAGAGTACCAGAACGCCAAGGCCAGGGACACGGAGATCTCGAGCAACAACATCATCAAGATGCTCGACGGCCTGGTGAGGGAATATCTCCAGAAGGCGGCAGGCGACAGGGCCAAGGACGGCGGAGGCGCGGGCGACTACGGAGCGGGCCCCGGAAGCGTGATCGAGCCGACCTACCCGATCATCCTCTACCACTCCGATTACGGCCTCGAGCTGGAGAAGAGCAAGCCGGAGGTCCAGGCGGACGAGGCCAACGGCGAATCGTATGTGAGGACGTACATCGAGTTTACCGCGAGCCCCGGCGAGATAGTGGCCGCCTTCGACCGCTTCTGCAAGAACAACGGCCTGCGGAACCCTTACGGGACCGCGAGCGTCTTCGGGGAGCGCCTCAAGAACGACAGGAACCACCTGGCCCAGGGGGGCTGGGAGATAGTGAGCAAGCCGAGTGTCGAGCCGTATTACAAGGTGGTAAAAGGCGTGCGGTTCTGGAAGTTCAAGAAGACGCTGGTGAGGTAAGGAGGGGGGTAACGATGGGAATGTTTGACCGCCTTACTTGCAGATATCCGTTGCCGGTGAAAGGTGCAAACGATCTGATCTATGCGACAAAGGACACCCCGGCCCAATATCTCGATAATTACGAGATCAGAGAAGACGGAAGCCTCTGGCATCAGGAATATGACATAGAAGACCATAGCGACCCGAAGGCCAAGGGAATTATGGCCCTGGCAGGGTGCATGACAAAGGTGGCCAGGGGGTGGGTGCCCGAGTTAATGACGGGAGAAATCGTGTTTTACCACCTTATCGGAGACAAGGGATGGATAGAGTTTTCCGCATATTTCGAGGCGGGCAAAATAGTCAGGCTGAATCTACTGGAACATGTCCCGGAAACAGAACCGGCAGGGAAGGCTGGTGGCTCTTAAGGGGCGAGAGGGTAATACGAAAACCATCAAACTCAACGGCGGTCTTGTAGTGTCAAAAGAACGGCTTCTCAAATTCCACGACCGGCACGGCCTAGCCACAATCACTAAGGATGGCCGCATTGTCGTGTGGTTGCCAAGGTCCCGGAGGGGGCGAGACGTTGAAATAGGCAGAATAGTACAACTGTGAGCGCATGACAGGGCAGAGCAACTTCATATAAGGAGGTCAATCATGAAGCGTGCGATGGCCGAAAAGATTGCGAAGGCAATTGGTGGCAGAGCGATCAACACCCATGAGTATCAGGAGATATACATCGTCCTTGCTGATGACGACCATGGCTATCATACCATCATCAGCAGCGTTTTGGTTTCTGGAAAAGACCGATCTACAGAATGGGAAAGATTATACAATGCCGCCGAAGAACTAAATGCGAAGAAGAAAGAACCGGCTAAGGCCAAAAAGTGATCGCGCAGGAGGGTCCATGATTGCGAGCATAATGTTCATTACGCCCAAAGGGAAGAGTTCTCAGTATATCCAGGAGATCATTGCCGTTCCTGATGTGGGGGAACAAGTAAAGCTCGACGGCGGGGTCATACCAGGCGCTGGGGGTGGGCATTACGTCGTAGCGGAAAGGCGCTGGGCGTTTACGCGGGAGTTTGATCGTGTAGCGACGCACCTCACCCTCGATCTCGCCTACAGAGAGACGGCGTATGATGTCGCAGGTACCAAAAAGTGATCGCGCAGGAGGCCCGTAGAGCCGTTTTTTCGAGGGGGCACGACCTGTAACCCTCGCGATTACCGCAGTTTTGGGAGAGAGCAGGAGAGCGTGTGTTATTGCCTTTCGGTGATGTGATCAGGACACACGACGGCGATCCGGAGCTCCGTCAGCTCGCCGATCGCCATTACTCCCGGAAGTCGCCGGGGGCCTTGCTCTTTGTCGGTCCGGGCTTCAAGATCGTCCTTCGGAACCCCGAGGGGACCTGGGTCTTTGCCTGGCGAAACGCCGCGAAAAGAGAGGACGGGCAGACGGGCTGGGAATGCTCTATCTTCCACAATGAGTCTGGGCTGCTATCCTCCGGTATTATACTGGCCTGTGAGGAGCACGTGGAGGGGCGCAAGTTCACCTATATCGATCCCAAGAAGGTGAAGTCAACCAACCCGGGCTATTGTTTTCTCTGTGCCGGCTGGAAGCACGCAGGTAGAAGCAAGGACAGAAACCTGGTATTGCTGGTGAAAGATGAGTAGTTCAGCCATCCTTCGACCCACTAAAGGAATCCCTGAAAATCGGTCAAGACCGATTTTCGCGCCTGCGGCCTATAAACGATTAGGGCGAGAAAAGCCCGCGATAGAGGGTCGAGCGCCGCTCCTGGCCGCCGGCCGGTCCCTCGATCGTTTTGTCTTGGCTCCGACCTTGCCGGGTTCGAGCTCCAGCTCCAGCCTCATTATCGTCATGGGTGTCCTCATGGCCCGCCTCGGGGTGCAACGGTCCTTCGGGGAGCGGGGCCTCTCCCCCACAAATGTGTGCGCTTTCGCTCACTTTTTAAATTTTGTTAGCTTTTTACCCGTCAGGAAAAAGTTTTTGACAATCTTTCCAAAAGCGTTGCACCAGTGCACCCCAGAGACCTTTTTCTTAATGTTTTCAATGTTATTAGTGGGGTGCAGCGCGGGGTGCACTGGGGTGCAACGGGGTGCAACGGTGGTGCAACGGGCGGGGGTTTTTGAGCGTTGCACCCCGTGTTTTATCAAGCGCCTATCTATCTTTTTTAGCGATTGGTGCAAGGGTGCAACGGTTTTGATGTCCTCAAATATTTCCCGAGGGTGACAGGGGAGGGATCAGGATGGCGCTTCGGTTGGTCAGCCGCAAAAAAAAGTTCTTGTTTTCTGTTAGTTTTCTAACCTTTTGTTTTACCTTTTCTTATAGGTGTGTCATGGGGTTAGTTGTCTCTGTGCTCGGCCTCTATTGGAGGGAGGTAGTCACGTGGTGTCCAGAACGGACGGAAGGACGGAATGGGGGATCTGGCTGTACTGCACATAATGATAAATTGTGCGGTAGGGGTGGTATATGGGTACCTGTTATCAAGGCTTTCTGTTTCTCTCTTGTTTGCAATAGTGCGGTATGGTTTGGACCAGGATGTTTTTCTCGGTCCCCGAGGCGGCCTCCCCCCCATCGAAAACTTCCCGATCCCTGCCTTCCCCCTCCCCCATTACCATCTTTATATTGTAGACAATGGGAAAACCTTTTTTCAGGTGGGATACGGGGCCTTACTCGTGTTCTCGGCGGTTCCAGCCTCGCCACGTCTTTAGCTTGCGGCCTTGCCTTTAAGGGGGGTCCGGGGGGGGTTCCCGCATGATCGAGCAGCTCCTCCCCGGTTTCGAACGCCATCTGAGGATCCTCCAGGGCCTCACCGCCGCCAGCGTCAAAAGTTACTCAGCGAAGGCCACCGAGTTCGCCGCCTGGCTGCACGACGCCCAAAAGAAAGACGACGTCGCCCTCACGACCCGCCAGGACGTCGAGGCCTATCTTGAAAACTGCTTCTACCTTGGCAATTCCAACGACACGCGCCTGACGAAGCTCGTTGCCCTTACGCGCTTTTTCCGTTACCTCTGCTACGAGCGGCGCATCCCCGAGGATCCAACCGCCCAGGTGCCCAAGCCCCGCCGCAAGCGCATGTTCGTCCAGAAATTTACCAAGGCAGAGGTCCTCCGCATCTTCGCCGCGATCGATATCACCCGCGAAAAGGGCCTCCGTGACGCCGTCATTATCATGCTCGGCGCCTTCTGCGGGCTCCGCGACTCCGAGATCGTCCGCCTTGCCCTCCACGACATCATCGACGAGGAAGGCCGCTCCCTCGATGTCCACATCACCGGCAAATTTGCCACCGAGCGCCAGGTCTACCTTTGGAAGGTCCCTTCGGACATCCTCCGCGCCTGGCTCTCGGTCCGCCTATCTAACAACGCCCGCTCCCCTGACCCCCTGGTGGTCTCTTACCGCCGTGGTTCCCGGGTCAAAGGCCGCCGTCTCTCTATTTCCATGCTCGACGGTGTAATCAAGTCCTACGCCGCTGCCGCCGGCGTCCGCAAGCCGAAGGTCACCATGCACATGCTTCGGGCCACGCACGCCTCCGACCTGCGCCATATCCAGGGTTACGACACCCCGGCCATCGCGGAGCGCCTCGGCCACAGATCCATCGCCACTACCGACCGCTATTTTCCGACGCGCGGCCGCATCCACCGCACGTACCCAAGCCTCGCCGCCTACTGGCGAGAATTTGCCACGATATGGAGCCCGAAACATGATAGCGATCGCAGCAGTCCCAACCCCAGTCCAGGAGGTGATCCCGGTGCCTAAGTCCGAAAATCGCGTCGCTCTCGACAAGCTCTTTCACCGCCTCTGCAAAGACTTCGGGCAGGCATCGGGTGAATCCATCATAAAAGTCATCATTGAGGAGCTGGGCAGCCTCCGCGTAACGGTCCCCGACATGCGCCAGCTCGAGCGCGAGGAGAGAGACAGGAGGATCTTCCTTGCCTTCAGAGGCGACTACTCCGAGCTGGAGGGCAGGTTTCGCCTGACGACCCGGCAGTTGCGCAACATAGTGGAAAAGCAGCGCAACGACGCCCGCATGGACGGCCGCCCGCCCGAGGACCGGTGATACGTGTTAAATTGTAAGTAAAAAAAAGGGGAAAACTATGCCAAATGACCCGATCTTTAAGGCCACAATCAAGAGCACCGGGGAAGTAATTTGGATCGATGACCTTTACTGGTTTGAGGAAAACGGGATCCATGATATGTCCGGCGACGAAGAGGCGGAGGCTTACATGGATGCTAATTTTATGAGCAGGGACTGGTATCCCGTAGAGCCCCTGGTCGACGCCGAAGGCCGGCGCCTCCGCCCGAGGCTGGAGCTTGTCGGGTCACCCTCCATTATGGAGGGGCAAGGCACGCTACACCGGTCATGATGTCCTCGGTTGACGGCAAAACGAGTCAAAAACAGGCTCAGTTGCCTCCATCATGGCAGTAATTGACCACAAAAAGGAGAAGAAGATGAAAGAGAAAGACGGCAACGTGATCAATTTTCCGAAGGAAGGCGCGGACCAGCTCCCCGCCCAGGTTGTGCAGAGGATCCTCGGCGGCAAAACGGATGTCCGGATCGCCATCGCCAAGCACCCCCTGATGGGCGAATTTGCACCCTGTGTGCCCTACAGGGATTATGCGGAGGTCTTTTCTTATGACGACCAATCTATTTTTAAGATCATCCAGCGCACGAAGTGGCTCAAAAAGTATTCAACTACTTCCATCATGGAAGCGGTTGACGGCAAAATGCGACCCCAACTCTGCATTTTCGAAGAGGCCATGCTTGGTATATTTATGAAACTACTGCCTCAGAAATGTAAGGACAAGGAAGTCGCAGCCCGCATCGACCAGCTTCAGGAGGAAATGATCCTCACCCTCCGGGACGTGCTCCGGGGCTATAAGACCCAGACCGCCGGTTACCCCTTCGGCGAGCGCCAGGGGCTCCTTCCCCGTCCCGGCCTCTCCATGGACGCCATAGCCACGCTCTGTAAAGAGGCCGACAAGTATCTTCGCGGCAAGGCGTCCCTCAAGGCCCTCAACTTCTATGGCGGTATGCCCGTAGACGACCTCCTGGAGGAACTGGAGGCGACGGAGGCTGTCAATTCCACACTCGGGGGCACGATAGCCCAGTACTTCGACGCCCTCCGGGAGGTCGATGCGGGTAAATTCGAGATACGCGCAGGGGTCAGCGATGCAGGCGACCCTTATCTCGAAGGCGCGGGCCGTTCCTTTCATAAAGCTTTCGTCTTTCTGCAGCACGCGCGGAAACTGCCCAAGTTTTTCGGTACGGCCGCAGGGCTGAGTTATCTCCTGGGCCGCGAGGCCCCGGCCCTAGAATACATGGGCATCCGGCGCATAAAGAATAACCGTATTCTCAACGGACGGCGCTTTCACCGCTTCGAGTTCACGAGAGAGAAAGGCCCGCCGAATGAAAGATATAACAAAACAAATAAACGAGGTGGACAATGATAGATCAGAATAAAATCTTTATGGCGCTTTGTGCAGCAACCGGAAAAAGGTTGCCAAAAATGCGCACTGTAGTAAGCATGGTCATCCGAAACCTCCCCGAGGAACTCCACAGGCAGCTTAAATCAGAGGCGGCCCTTAAAGGGATCAGCCTTCAGAACCTTATACTCGCCTTACTTAAAGAAAATCTAGCACAGACGAGCAAAAGAGAATTTATGATAGAAAAGGGTGGGGCCGGTCAAATGTTTATAGATGCGCTCGGTCATGAGGGGGCTGAACGCTTAGCGAAAGCAGTGGGCGGAAAGCGAGTCACAATTCCAACTCTCAAGAATTCGGATCGTCAAAGGCGAAACGAAGAGATTCGTGCTCAGTTCACCGACGGTAATTATGACGATCTCGCTCTGCGTTTTAATATATCCGCCCGCCAAATACGCAACATTATTGGGTCGGTACCAAGGTCCCTACTTTACCGCAAAACAATGAAAACATTCGAAAATCGCGAGAAAGCAACTACGTCCAACTCGCCTAAAAATACTCCCGCCAAAAAAGAACAACAAGAAAAAGAGGTTGTTCCCACGGATAAACTAGTGGCACGGGCGCTATCTGCAGGGTATCAATCTTCCGCAAAAGAAGGTATATTAGAGAACATCTGGGGAAAGGTATGCCGTCTACCGCGTCAAGCCGATGAAATGCTTAAACGGCTCAAGAAATGGCCGATTGAATTAGAGAAGACAGTATTACCCCTAACGACACACCTACCAGGTGCCGGCATTGATTCTACCGTGGTACCGTCCGGTTTTAAGGAGAAGCCCGCGAAAGACCAGTTGCGGTTTAGAATTCCCCAGGACGTGCTCCAGAAAGTTGACGATTACCGCTTTCAGAATCACATTCCATCCCGAGCTAAAGCTATCCGTGAGCTGCTGAAAAAGGTGCTGAAGACGCCGCAGAAAGAAAAAAGTACGCCAGGAAGCAGACCAATAAATAGAACACTTTTAGACGCCGGGGATGTGCAGAAACTGTTTAAGTTCAAAAATCGGAGAACCATTTATGCGCTGACGGCAAGGGGCTTATTGCCAGCGGTGCGAGTCGGCAGACTTCTGCGATTTGAACCTTCCGCGATCGAGACCTTTGTTCGCGGTTCCCGGTATAAGTAATTCTTTACTAAGTAACCCCGCAAAAAGGGGCTCATCTATATAATTCCCCATAGAATAACCGTATCGTGAACGGACGGCGCTTTCACCGCTTCGAGTTCACGAGCGAGAAAAGCACCGCCGAATAACCGGCCACATGTCACGAGAGGCGGTCCTCGGCCGCCCCTGACTTCCAAAATCCGGCAGCCATATTTTTCACGCTGCACCGCAGCACCCTTTCCAAGATATCGTTGTCACAGTAATCAAAACCCCAGGTGCAGCGCTCGCAGCATCCTTTCCGTTGCACCAGAAAACCGCCAAAAGGGGTGCAACGGTTTTTTTGCAACCCCCTGCCGTACGGTTTCACATATTTCTGCTATAACGCCCTTAGAGCGAGTTTAATCCGCATCCCTGGAGGGCTACCTATTGGCAAAGACCCGTAAAAGGGCTAAACCCCAAGCCCCCGCCGATCTCAATAAGGAGAACACCGCCCCCGCCTCGCCCGAGACTGAGGAAGTCGGCATCCCTTCCGCCCTCCGTGTCCGCCGGCGGTATACCCTTACACCCGAGGCCCTCGCCCAGCGCCGGGCGGCCTCCCACTCCCCCGCAAAATCGGCCGCGTCCGCCGGCAACCGCAACGCCTGGCGCCACGGCTCCTACGCAGCGAGCTTCATCAACAAGATGCGGCCCTGTCTATCGACCTGCCCCCATTACCCCTGCGAGCTCGTGGAAGAGGGCGAGACGGCCCCGGGCGAGGACTGCCTCGACAAGGCGGAAGTCCTCAGGTTTTACCGGGCGGTCCATGATGCGATCGCCGAAAAGAAGTACGATGCCTTCAACGAGCTTGCGGCCCTCCAGATCGGCAACGCCATCAAAGTGATAGACATGCTCATGGAAGACCTGCTCCGCGACGGCACCGTAGTCAAGCGCGAGAAGCACGACGCCAAAGACAACCTGGTCATCGAGTACGTCACGCACCCGTCCCTTCTCGCCCTGCCGAAACTGCTCGCCGATCTCGGCCTCTCCGCCGCCGAGTTCCTCATCACCCCGCGCTCCCTGAAAAAAGCGAACGCGGAAGAGGAGCTGCCTAAGACGCTCGCCGATATGATGAGCCGGGCCGGCAGGGTCTTCAAGAAACCCTCCGGCGAGGGTGACGACGAATGAAGAGCGAGCAAAGGAAGCATGGAGCATGGAGCCCGCTCGCTACGCTCGCTCTGGAGCATAGAGCAGAGGAAGCATGGAGATGTTTCTAACGTTGAACATTGAACATAGAACTTTGAACAGTTCTCTGCTCCGGAGCGCCGCAGGCGCGGGCTCCATGCTCCATGCTGCACTTGCTCCATGCTCCATGCTCCATGCTGCTTTTGCTCCGCCGTGGGCGCCGTGATGGCCGGTTCCGTCGCCTATGCCCATCACGCCGCGGACGATGCCATAGAGCCCCTGGCGCTTCGCGACCTGCACCGCTCTATCATGGTCCCCCGCTCCGATTTCGAGGCGTGGCTCGCCCGCCACGACTGGACGTATCACCAGCTCGCCCGCGCCGAATTCCCTGCCCCCTATTCCTCCCTCGAGGAGTTCCAGCTCGGCTGCATCTGCGCGGACCCCTATCTCTGGTGCACCATGTTCCTGCGCGAGCCTGAGGACCCCGACCATGACGAGCCGTACAACTTCTGGACCTTTCAGATCGAATCGCTCCGCTGGCGCGGCAGTGTCGTCCACAAGGACGCGGCCGAGATAGGCAAGACGCGCGAGATCGTCGCCCTGTCCCTCTATTACGCCTTTATCACGGCCAACGGCTCGGGTCTTGGAGGCGCTCCGCTCCAGACGCACCTGGACGAGATCATCGAGGGCATGTACGACCAGATGCTTTGGAACCCGGACCTCAAGAAATCCCTCGTCCGCTGGAAGAAGCACCCGCACCACGCCTTTTATTTCTCTAATCATTTTAAGATGGACTTCCGCCCCTCGGGCCACGACGGTGTAGCCTACAGGGGCGTCCACGTCCGCACGCTGGCATGGCGAGACGAGGCTGCCAAGGACAAGCACAAGCGCCAGTGGTCGGAATTCTGGAGGGCGCTCAAGCCCGGCTGCGCCGCCCGCATCTACTCCGTGCCGGACGGAGACCGCTCCTGCGAGTTCTACAAGCTCGCCGAACGTGCCGCCCGTCAGCAACCGGCAAGCCCACGGAAGGTTCAAGGTTCAGGGTTTACGGATGTTCAAGGTTCAGAGTTCAAGGTTCAGGGTTCCGAAAGAGAGGATCGTATTAACGTTGAACATCGAACATCGAACATTGAACAGCCCTATGGCACCGCAGTCGATAATGGCTGGGGCGACACCCCTCCGAAGACAAGAGTGCGAGAGGAGTGTTGTCCATCAAATCTTGATGAGGAGGTCAAAGTTGAATCCTTCGAGGGCGTTTCAAAACATATTAAATCGCTCAAATTTCGACTTTTTCAGTGGGGAAAAAGCCTTATGCCGAGTCCTTTCTGGACCCCGGAGCGAAAGAGATTTTACATCGAGCAATTCGGTGGCGAGGATTCTCCGGAATACAAGCACAACGTGCTCGGACTCGACGGCGATCCGGAGGATACTGTCTTTCCGTGGCACCTCTTCAGAGCATGTATAAAAGAGGTCCCCGATTACCACTGCCTCAAGATCACCGTCGACTCCGCCAACAATGAGGTGATGGCCACCGGGTACCGGTGCGAGATTGTCTCCTCTGCCGAGGATATAGTACCTAAACAGATATTCCTTCTGGAGACC